ATGCCGGTTTAGATGCCGGCTTTTTATCAATTAGCTGTGCAGCTGCTGCAGTTGCAGCTGCAGCAGCCTTCGAAACCTGAGATTTTAGACTCTTAAATATACCAGACTCGGTTATCTTACTAAGAGCGCCACCAATAGAGGACCCTAAATTACTTATAGTTTTAGATAGATAACTACCCATATTAGAAAACGCTCCTCTAATTGCGCCTGCACCTTTTGATAATTTATCTTTTAGTGTGGAAAATATCTTTGATTTTGTAACCTTAGACCATACACTAGAAACACCATCACCTATACGTTTAAGCTGCCGTTTCATGGTGTCCCACGCGCCTCGAGCTACGCTTCGAACTCCACCTCTTATACGCTCTCCTAGTTTACTTAAAAACCCACCTAGCTTGTCCTTAAGAGCCTTTGCAAGGCCTTGAGCCAACCCTCCAATGCCAAGAGCCGCCATTGCACCACCTAGTATCTTACTTAATAACCCCTTACTCTTTTCCTTACCAGCTTTTCCCTCACCATCACCACCAGCAGCCTTAACAGTTTGCGCTGCTTTTTTTGTTACCTTTGTTTTACCTTTAGTATCCTTCTCGTATCTACTCTTTATCTTATAATAAGTATCCCAAAAGATCTTCGTCTCATTAATTAGCCTGTTTTTCTCATTACTCTTGAGCGAAGGATTTACCTTTGGGGCTTTATTTCCTCTATCAAAGGTTGTCGCATCCGACATTATTACATCTCTACTAACAGGAGCTGCAGCTGCGGCCGCACTATCAGCCGGCTCACCTTTATTCCGTTGCTTAAGATTATCTAATGCTGTGTCTATATTCACATATATATTTATTCATCATCACTAATATCAAAGAAATCCGCATCAATAGATATTTCATAGTTATCTACTTGTAGCAGTTTATTAGTATACTCATTAACTTCCTGTATAAATCTAGATATCTCTGTATATACTACTAAAGGTAGATTTTCAACCAATTCCATTCTCTCACTAACCCTAACATCTTCTAGATCTATTTTTTCCTCACCTATCTCTAGACTCTCAATATACTTTACAATCTCGATTAGATAGATTAAACCAATACCGGCCTTAAATGATCCTTCACCAGCATCTGTAACATCCTGTTCGCACTTATTTAACAATAAACTCTCTTGACGTAATGTAGGTATCTTTAAGGTAATCTTTAAATCCTCGTGCTTCACCACCTTTGTATCCTTAAGCTCAAACGGTGTAGATTTAATATTATCTAAAACTCTTTGCAAATCAATAGGATCTTCATCACCCATCTTAATAATAGTGCCTAATGAGTTAACTCTTAACGCCACAAGTAGTGGTATCTTATCATATATCTTTAAATCCTTTACAGTTGTGTTGTTAAGAATAATTCTATTAAGCGTTTTATTAAAATCAATAGACCCCTTAAGCCCATCTAATACAGTAGATATTAAGTCTTTTTGTTGCTTAAGATTTAAAGATTTAGCCTTTACAACCTTCTTAAGAGACGGTACAAATACCTCTAACTCGGTATCGTTTAGCTTCTCTAGCTTATTAATAAATGATGTGACATTTTTGCTCATGAATATATTTATTAAACATTCTCATTTTGCAAGTCGTTACTTTCTTCTGTTTCTTTTTTATAAAGAGAAAAATAATCCTCTATTTCAACATATGTACTATTTAATATAAAATTAATATCAGGTATTCGCTTGGATAATACAAATATAGTATCTCTAAAGCTAGGGCCTGATATACAATCGAAGAGGTTTAATAGAAATTGAGTAGTAGCTGTAGATAATATATTAAGTCTTATTTCTTGCAATCCTGCACTTGGTTTTTCATCTACAATTAAAAACTCAAACTTATTTGAGTTTGATTGTATGAAGGTATCTAAATGGCCGTATATGTCGCGTGGGAGGCTTGATAATATACGTTTATAGTCACTATCGCTTAGCGAAGATAATACAATCTTATCCCCGTCAATATCAACACTCTCTATAGCAGAGAAAATAAAATCCGTGTTACCACTATTAAACTTAGTAGGATAATTAAAAACAAAGTCAATCCCATCGACTGTTACGTAGCTACGCACATCTTCAAATACTCCAATATTACTCATAATATATGACATGTCAACATCAACATTACCCTTCTCGGCTCTAAGTGATATATTACTACCTACACATCTTTGTCTTAGGTCTAAGAGAGCTAAGAATTTCTCTGCTATATTAAGACCAGGAGTTACTATAAAGCTTTCTAAAAAACTCAACATAGTCTCTTGAGATGAGTTGTATAACGAAAGCCCCCTCATGTCTTTAAATAGCATCTCCTTCAATACAACCGGCTTGCCACCAGTAAGAGTGTAGGATATATTCATAATATAACTTATGCCTGTTTATAGTTTCTGCAAGCAAAAGTTACTGTCTTTTGAAGAAACGATCCCGCATCAGTTTGTGTTAAGGTAGCACCTTCTATGTTTGTAGGGAATACGTCATTAAAATAGTAAGCCTTCCTTTTGTTACCTCTATTATCATACTGAGTGATCGTCATTGTTGTCTTAAGATTATGTTGTACAAGCCCTGCAGTACCAACTGCGACTAGCCACGGTCTAAAGAAGTCGTGCTCGAGATCTGTATTTGTCTCTAAAAGATTAACAGTTATACCACGGCTAAGAAACCCCGTTCTCTGCATAGAACCATAACCGGGTAGAAAGCCACCTCGATCAGCTTGACCAAACTCAGCAAACTCCGTTGATTCAGATGGTAGCGTTACTTCTGTAGCAATTAACAACCCTCCTTGTGACTCAAACGCATCAGGAGTTGTTTTAGCTTGCCAACCACCACCTTCTTTAGCACACCATTGATTAATCGGACCACGTAAGCTTGCACCATCGATAGTAACTTTCCATAGGAAAGGTAGTGGAAATCCGAAGACTCCTGGCTTTGCGGTAAAGTTTGATAAAAAGTCTGTAATCGGTCCTGCCATTAATAATATTTAATACATCGGCAGACTTTAATAGTAGCTTTTTATAATTTAGAACCCCGGCCCTTACGCCCCACTCACATACATGTCAGACTTATACCAGTGATATGAGAACGTGCATGTCATATTAACAATTTCACCAGTACCATCAGCAATCTGATATCCAACTTCACCAATATCGCGGATTGAAGCACCATATAGAGTAATCGTCTTTACTGGTTTAAGCTGCTTATCTAACATTACTAATGTAATTACATCACCGTCACCAGGCATTTCATACTGACCTGTAGTTGTTTGGTCATCAAAAACCGTTCTAGATGCAGCCTCAAGCTTCTGTCTAATATCTCCTGTAGCGTCCATATAGAACTCAATCGAAAAAGCCTCAGAGTTAGTATATGTCGACTTACCTGGAACGTTAAATTGTTGACCAGAGTAATTTGCTATTTTATTTTCAATTGCTCTTCCTGGAAGGTTAGCTGTTCTTGCATATAGTAACTCTTGGTCACCTACTAGTTTAGCACCTTTAATCTGTAGGTCTTGAACTCTAAATAGAAAGTCTCTAGAGAATTGTGCGTCTGTTGCCCTACTGAAGAAGTTTAGAATGTTTGTAGCCATATTAGTATTTATATCTAGAGGTTAACTTTTACATAAAAAGAGCCCAAATCTTTTAGATTTAGGCTCTTTGTTTTTAAGATATTTAGAGTTTATCTAGTACCTATAAGCTCTTCGAAGTTAGCATCTGTCCGCGTAGCGTAGAAGTTAACTAATATGAACTCAGCAGTCCTTGTTGGCTTAAGATATATATCAATAACCAACTCATTTGCATCAATAACCTCAGGTGTGTTATTACGCTCATCACACACTAGCAAATAGTCATAAAGACCATCATTATTCTTAGCCTTTTCAAATACAGGTGTTAATGTATTGAGTAGCCTTGTTCTTGTAAAGTCTGTGTTCTGTTCGAATACGAAGAATTTAGAAACCTTCTTAGTAGGTCTTTCAAGCCATAAGAATAAACGTCTAACATTAATTCTATCAAACGCGCTCGGCTTCTTACTAAGCGTCTTCTGCCCGTAAATAACCAATCCCTGTGATGGGAAGAAGGCTACTGGGTTAATATTAGACTTATACAACTCGTCCCGCTGCTTTTGGTTAGGGTTAAGGCATATATCATTTGCATATCTAACTAAACCTCTAGTGAAACCTGCAGGTGCAAACCATGGGAATGCTTCAGCATCTGTTCTTGCCATAGCAGCAGCACCAAATCCAGAGAACGGTACCCATACTTGCTGTCCTAGGAATGAATCGTAAACCTTTGCCCAGTTACCATATACAGTAGCATATGATGTATTCTCATACTCAAACTGGTGCCTTATTGCCCAGTATATATGTTGTGAGAAGTTTTTCGTTCTATCGTCTAGAATCTTTGCATCATCACCAACAACGAATATCTGCCTAAATGTATCAGCAATAAATATACAATCACCTCGCTCACCGCCTAAGAATGGCGCTTCAACAAACTGTTGGAATCTATTAAAGATCGTACCATAGTCGTTTCTAAGCGTCTCTGCATCACCTTGAATGGCGTTAGAGGTTCTAAGACCATCGACCGCGTTTCGTAACGAAGCAGAGTTGCAGAATTCATCGTAGTAGTCTGTATTAGCAGCTCGAGACATAGCATATGCCGTTCCGAGACCAGCTTCAACAACAACATCAATCTCGAAGATCTCTTCATTCTTAGCAGCTTGAAGAATTCTATCAAGCTTGGCTGGTACATCACCGAGAGATTTCTGCTTAATCTGAGCGTTACTAAACGTTCCGAGCGCAAAGAGCGCATCAGCGTATCCTATTTCGGTTAAAAGGTCTGTAATAACTGCTTGATCGTATCCTAGATTAGCGGCGTTAGTTTCTAATTGCTTACTAAGCACTCGTGCCTTCTTCTGTGGAATACCTTCAATTAAAGTATCAGTACCTTCATACTTATTAGATATATAAGGGTTAACCATTATCGATACGTTTCTGGAATTTTCATCTGCACTCTCCAGGAAGAATGGAATAGATGGGCCACCATTTGCATTTAACTGCTGTCTATATTGGTTAATTGAACCAACAATTGCATCTTCAAGTAAGTAGTCAAGCTTAAACGCCTCGTTTGCGTAAATTGACTTACGTAGTTTAAAGACACCAATGTTTAGCAGGTCATCATCTTCAGGACCATCAATATTATGCGTTGTAAGGCCTTCCATTACCTGTGATATCGAGTTAGAAGGTCCATTAGCCTCAGCAGATAAAGAGAATTGTAATACTCCTTCTGGGACAGTAGAATATACGTATGTATCACCAGAGGTTGTTACTGTTTTCGTGCTAAGAATACTATCAAAATTAGAGTTAGGATCAATATTTGAGTTGTCAGCAATACCAACATAATATCCTTCAAACTGACTATTAATTGTGGTTTGTGCTTTGTTAAGAATAATCACTCCAGCTCCACCCCAACCGGTTAAGTCAGCTTCAAACGCGCTAGCAGATTCAGCTGTACTAACCCAATCAAACGACCCGTTTTGTGCACTTAAGTATTGTGCTTGTGAAAGGTCAATATGAGTAGGTGATCCTAAGATATATGTACCTGAAACTTGTTGTAATTCTGTTGTATGTGACTGCGCACCTAACTCACCTACAACTGCACGAGCTGGGTAAATTAGAGCTGAATAAGTAGATCCAAAACCCTAACCTGAACCGGCACCGTAAGGCATCCTCGATGCATATACATTACCTGGGGAGTTAAGCAGTTCGTATACTGAGTGATAAAAATATCGCTCTGCAGATGTTGTTGGAACACCATATATTTGATCAAGTTCTTGTTTTGATGTAATCTTAATAATCTCATCATTAGGGCCTTGTTGTGTAAAGCCTGTAATAAAGAAATTAGTACCGACATTCTGCGGTGCGATGAGGGAGAGATCCGATTCCCGTATCTCTACACCGGGTGAATTAATAGTTCTTGTAGCCATAAAATTATTTATGCCTTTCCGGATGATTTAATGTTAAAAATTAAGAACTTCTGTGCGTAATTGTGAATATACAAAGGTAAACCCGGATGATATTTCACCTGAACCTTGATAATTATAATTAATAGCCTCTATAGTTGTGGGGAAAGCCTTAGTATACGTAAACTTAATACGGTTATTATTAAACTCATCTTTACCAAAGATAGTTAAGTCTGTTTGGTAATCGTTAAAATTTTTATCTATTGCTTTTAAATCTCGCACGTTATAATAACCCTTTTCCTGATCATGTAATAAGTTTAACCACTGATATATTACCCAGTAGTTTTTATACTCGTTATCAATATTAAATTTAACAGTAACAGGTGGATATGAATTTTTTGAGTGAGATGATACATATAGAGTACTACCAGCAAATCTATTCTCAACAGCTGGTACTGTAATCTCTGGAACAGCGGTACCGTGAATTGAGAACTGTACAGAATCTCTAATTAAAGATATATTATCATGTGATAATTTATTATTATGATTCTTAAGAATTGGCGGTACATCAAAAACCATTAAAAACTTATCTTGTTGGGCTTTATTAAGTATAGCCTGCTGATTAACATTTCTTGCCATATTATTATTTATTGTAAAGGTCTATAACCAAACATGGTCAATTCATCCATATCTTGTTCTGCCTGATTATCACCCATTCCAAACACCACCGGTGGTAGTACGCTGTTATTACCAACTATCTCATTATCTAGATATATAGAGGTGGCGTCTTCAAAATATTGTATACCAAAGTCCATTTGCTCTATCATTACAGGCTTACCACTATCGTCTAGCATTGTAATCTCAAAGAACCTCTCTGTTATTTCCTTTTCTAGTATAAACAGAGCATATAATAAAGCCATAACCCTATCATCATGTTTACTTTGTCTAGCTTTCCATGTACCGTTAGGATATCTAATAAAATTCTTAAGCTCTGTTAAGGTTTCCTCATCCCTTATAGTAACAGCCCTAGCCTCATTAATATAGTACCGCATATTTAACACCCCCTTATACTTTGTATTAGTATGTGCAATCATACCCTGCATAACATTACGTCTATGTGCTGACTTGTTACCATATGATACTATCTTTTCATATCCTAAATCGTTAGCTAATCTATCCACTACCTGTGCACCACAGTTATTACGCTCTATTAAAGCTATAGGCGATCCATAGTTTTTTAATATCGAGTGCACCTTCGCTGTAAATTCAAGAGGTGGTATTTTATTATTATTATACACAGCTACTTGTCTTATATCTCTAAGGTCAGTTATATCAAATATCTGTATACATGATGAGTCTGCACCAACACCTTCAGCAGTATCAACACCAGCGACATATAATCTAGATGCATCTGGCTCTTCCCATATCTTATAAGCACCATCATCAAGCACAATCTTAGGATCACATACCTGTGTAGCCATTAACTCATATAAATCAGCATCTATAGATGACTCCCCAGTTTCAATCCACTCACACTCAAACTCTTGTCGCCAAGCATCTACTGAACCAATAGCCTGTCTTGTATTTTTTGCCCATTCTTCATCTCTACCAGGTACCTCATTCCAAAGTATCTTATCATATCCC